ATTAAAGACATGAAGCGTAGAGATATTGTTGCTAAAAAAGGAGGTGGTCCAGTGAATTATAGTACAAGTAAAGCTAAACCTAAAAAGAAACCTACACCTCCCGAAGATATGGGAGCAGTAGCTCGTGGCAATCGCATGGCTAAGATGGAAGCCGGTGCTAGAAAAGCTATGAATCGTAAAGCCGGTGGTTCTTTGAAAGAAGTTCCTTCTGATAATACTGGCTTAAAAAAGCTGCCTTCTAATGTTCGTAATAAAATGGGCTATAAAAAAGCTGGTGGTTCTATGAAAAAGAAGGGCTATAAGTCTGGAGGTTCAGTTTCTAAGCCACGTGGCGTTGGTTGTGCCATGCGTGGTTATGGAAAGGCAATGTAGCTAATGCCTCTTAAAAAAGGTACTAGTAAAAAAACAATTAGTGCAAACATTCGTAAATTAAAAAAGGAAGGGTATCCTCCAAAACAACGGGTGGCAATTGCATTAAGCAGTGCAGGTAAAAGTAAACCAAAAGGGAAGAAACGTGGCAGGGTATACAAAACCAAAACTGCGTGAGCGGATTAAAAAAGAGGTAATGGCAGGTAGCAAGGGCGGTAAAGCTGGTCAGTGGTCAGCACGTAAAGCCCAGCTACTTGCACAACGTTACAAAGCTGCAGGTGGTGGTTATACTGGTGGTAAGTCTAAAACACAAAAGTCTCTTTCATCTTGGACCAAACAGAAATGGCGTACTAAGTCTGGTAAGCCTTCAACTCAAGGACCAAAAGCAACTGGTGAAAGATACCTTCCTGAAAAGGCAATTAAAAAATTAAGTTCAAAAGAATACGCTGCAACGACTAAGGCAAAACGGGCTGGTACTAAAAAGGGTAAACAGTTTGTAAAACAACCAAAGACTGTAGCAAAGAAAGTAAGACGTTATAGGAGAACTTCATAATGGCTCTTAGTGATTCAGAAAAAAGAAAACTAAAGCGTTATGGTTTGTCAGGTTTAAACAAGCCAAAGAAAACACCAAGCCATCCTACAAAGAAAGGCGTAGTAGCAGTTCGTACAGGTTCTGGCAATGTAAAGGTAATTCGCTTTGGTGCACAAAGTATGGGCCACAACTATTCTCCTGAAGCACGTAAGTCATTTAAGTCACGCCATGCAAAGAACATTGCACGTGGTAAGGAAAGTCCTGCATACTGGGCAGATAAGTTTTTTTGGGCTGGTCCGGGTGGATCAAAGAAGATGCCGCCTAAGTCACAGAAACTAGTTCGTGGTATTAAACGTAGAGGTAAAGCATAATGGCAATGGGAAGATCAGGCATGGCCCAGCAGGTTTCAAAACCCGGAACCAAAAAGAAACCAAAGAAAGGAAAACGTAATGGCAAAGGTAACTGAGTATACTTCAAAGTTTTATGTTGGTGCCTTCAATGACCCAAAGGATGTCTTTGAGTCAACTGGCAAACCAACTGGTCAGGGCTTTGGTGCAGCACGTAAAGGCCCACAGGTAACTGGCAAAGAAGTAAATCTAAAAGACAACTCTTCTGAATAAGAAAGTTTAACCTATGGCAACGTCAGGAACATTTAACTTCTCACTAGATATTGACGAAGTTATCCAAGAAGCAACTGAGATGATTGGTGGCGAAGAGACACTAGGCCATGAGCCTAAGTCTGCTCGTCGTTCAATTAATCTATTGCTACAGGATTGGCAGAACCGTGGCGTTTTGCTGTGGACTGCTGACACTACAACGGTTTCAGTATCTACTAGCGTAACAGCATATGATCTAGGCTCAACAGTTGTAGATGTTCTTGAGGTCGTTGTTAATAGAGATGAAACAGATTTACAACTTCAACGTATTTCAATGGAAGAGTATTTGCGTCTTCCACGTAAGGGACAGACAGGCAGACCCTCACAGTATGCAGTTCGTAGAGGACAAGCAGGTGTGACGGTTTATCTATGGCCTATTCCTGAAAATACTACTGATCTTTTGAAACTTGAAAAAGTGAGGTACATGGAAGATGTTAATAAATCTGCAATACAGACTGCTGATATTTCCAGAAGGTTTTTACCATGCCTTGCCGCTGGTTTGGCATATCAACTATCTATGAAACGTCCCGGCGTTGAAGGTGGCCGTATTCAGTTTCTTAAAGAAGAGTATGAAGAACGTCTTGCAAGGGCAATGTCTGAAGATCGTGAAAGAGCAAGTTATTATTTGAAACCACGACTAAATAGAGTATAATATGGCTAGTAACAAAAGGGCAATTGCCATATGCGACACATGCGGATTTCAATATCCACATCGTGTTCTAAAGAAAAATAGTTATGGTATGTTGGTTTGCCCTACTGATTGGGAAGGCCAGTTTGATTTAAAGAACCATCCGCAGAACAGAGTTGCAAATACATTTGACGATCCTTCAATCCGTGATCCCCGTCCACCACTTAATGATGATCGCAACGTACTCTGGAATAATGCTAACGTAAACTGGGAAGACGAAACTAGCAATTGGAATAATGTATAATGGCAACACTTACTGGTCAAAATATTGCAAATACTTATAAGCAGCTACTACAAGTTGGTAGTGACAATGCTGGTCTAACTACTTCAGTTCAGACTATTCAAGACGGTAGTGGTACTAACAGTGCACTACAGCTAAGTCAGTCAGCAGTTAATATCAACGGTACTTTCCAGCTTAATGGTACAACCCTTACAGCTACTGCTTCAGCACTAAATGCAGTTCCTGACATTACAGCCTATACTGGCTTTATTGCAGTTAGTGGCACTAACATTAATGGTAGAACTCTTGTAGCTGGTACTGGTGTTTCAATTACAAATGCTGACGGTACTGAAGGCAATCCAAATATTTTCTTAAATACAACTGGTGTTACTTCTGGTACATACGGTCCTGCAACAAACTTTGAAGTAAATGCAGTTGGTCAGGTTGTAAGCGCAGGAGCAGCTACAAGCGTAAGTGTTTCAGCAGTAACTGCTAATACTTTTGTAGGTGGTACTTTTGAAGGTACAACTGGTAACTTTAGCTCAAATGTTTCAGTTGGTGGCAACCTTATTATTACTGGTGACTTTACTCCTGCTGCCGTAAGCACATCAGCGGTTAATGCAACTGCTTATGTAAGCACATCAGCGGTTAATGCAGCAACTGGTACATTTTCAAGCACAGTTAGTGCAGGGTTTTTTGTCGGTGATGGTTCAGGACTTACCAATGTTCCTTCTGCTGAAGGTGGTACAGTAAAAAGAATTGAAGCTGGACAAGGTATTAAAATAACTGTAGATGGTGCAGTATCTTCATCTATTCCGGTTAGTGGCACAGTAGCAGTAAGTGCTGACCAAAACTTTGGAACTGTTTCAGTTAGTACTGCTCTTGCAGTTACAGGATCAGCAAAGTTTGGTATTGTTTCAGCAACTAATGTTGATGCAGACGAGCTTCTTATTGCAGGTGTTTCAGCGGCAACTGTAACAGAAGTTGCTGCAGTATCTGCTTTAACACAGGTTAATCTTGATTCAATTACGTCAATTAATACTGTAGTTGCAAATGTTTCAGCAGTAACTAGTGTTAACTCTGCTGCAATTACTTCAATCAATGCAATCATTGGTGATGGCGGTAACTATGCAACCAGTGCTGAATTAGCTGCTGTATCTGCAGCTTTGGCAACAAGTATTGGCAATAGTAATACAAACATTACGACAAATGCTAATGCTATTACAAGTATCAATACAGTTGTTGCTGGTGTTTCAGCCTTAACATCAGTTAATGCTGCAGCAATTACATCTATTAATACAGTAGTAGATAATCTTGATTTTGCAACTAGTGCTGAACTAGCTACTGTGTCAGCAGCACTTGCAACCAGCATTGGTAACAGCAATACCAACATTACAACTAACGCTAATGCCATTACATCTATTAATACAGTTGTTGCAGGTGTTTCAGCACTAACATCAGTTAATGCTGCGGCTATTACATCAATTAATGCAGTTATTGAAGGTGATGTATCTGCTGATAGTGGTACATTTAATACACTAACAGTTATTACATCTGCATCGGTTGGCGGTACATTTAATGTTGGCGGCACCGTCGGTATTGGTACTTCGGCACCCGCAGGACAGCTTCATATCGGTGCATCCAATAATACCACCCACGATGCCGTTGTGGTTCTTAATAATGGCGGGGCTACAGGCGCTAGAGGGGCTATTGAATGGCGCTATGAAAATATCACTACGCCACGGGCAAGAATTAGCGTTAATTCCTCCAGTCAAATACTTGAGTTTGATACCAACAACACAGAACATATGCGCATCGACAGCAGCGGCAATGTCGGCATTGGGACGAGTTCGCCTAATGCAAACGCAAAACTTACACTTTCTGGCGGTGGTCTTGAAGTTCCCACAGGATATGGTGTTTTTAACGACAGCGGTGGTGCAAACGCAACTGGTATAAATTTCTCGGCAGGTACAAACGTCCTTACATTCTATACTGGCAACTCAGAACGTATGCGCATCGACAGCAGCGGCAATGTCGGTATTGGACGCTCTCCGGGATACGACCTTGATGTGTACCGGAGTGGGGCAACCTCCACGGACATCGCTGCCGCCAACGACAGCATCGTTAACGTCCTTCGCTTGAACGGTTCTACATCCGGGCAGGTCGGGACCATCACGTCACATGGCCTCGAACTTCTGGCTGGAAATGTTGTCCGAATG